AAGGCTCACCCAAATAATAATCTAAGGTTTCTGATCGGTCTGCTGAATATTCTGTATCGTAGTAATTAACCGCATCGACCATGTGGTCATTGATTAGACTTTGGAATGTGGTATTGTCCATTTTTGGCATAATTTACCTACTATATTTATTTGGCTTTTTCTTTGTTGGTGTGGGTCTTTTTGGTTTTTTTGGTGTTTTTGTAATCTTGGTAGTTTTACTATACATTTTCATAACGACCTCTTTAGTTTACCATTTACATTTATCCGCCCAATAAGCAGCAGACATTTTACCCTTTTGTATATTTTTTCTGTGACGTGCTTTAAATGACTGCGACCTTTCGGTATTCTTTCTGTCGCCTGTAACACCTTGCTGCCCAAAACGTATGGTCTTTATCTTGCTACCCTCTTTGGCAACGACAATGTGTGACTTTGTGGGATGTTTGGGAGTTCTTTTGCATTGGTTAAAGGAGTCAAGATTATGTTTTGTTAATCTTGAGTCTTTAGCCATTATTTTCTTTTCTTTGCAGTTTTTGCAGCTTGTCTAAAACTTTTTGCTGTTGGCGATCCTTTTGTACCAGGTGTACGCATTCTCTCGCCACTACCTGCTTTTATTCTTCTTTTCTTTGCTGATATATTTGCGTATAAACCTTTACCTGGCATATTAACTCCTGCTGTTATTTGTTCCACCTACACGTCAAAGCTATTTTTAAAAACTATAAAATGCGTGTTCTTTTGTTAGTAGGTGGTTATTTTCAATTTATTCTAGTACAAACTTGTAACCATCTCTTGGGAAGATCGTATCGATAAATGTTTCGATATCATCATCTTCCATGTGTTGACCTTTTAATATGTCATGCGATAGCATACATAGTGCAGTAGCAATCGTGTCGCCACTTGCAATATCCGCAACCATTAAATCTGTTATTACTTCACCAAAAAATTCATACGTGCTATGGACATCATCATTTTCGAGTATCTCGTAATATTCTTTGTGGTGGAGTGGAGATGGGAAACGTATTATGTTGGTCATACAATCCACCCATTATTGCCATAGTCAATCTTCTGATTGAATTTATATCCTGCATTATTGCCTGATGCTCTGACGGCAATACCTGCAAATGTGAGCATGAGTGCATCGGCAATATCGGGGGAACGATAGCCACGTTTTTTCATTTGCTCTTTGCTTTCGACCTTAAACTTGCCACTTGATAATATTTCATATTGTACAGCCGTTAGTTCGTTGACCAATTCATCTTGGTCAGGAATAAGGCAATCTTTTTGTTCTAACCATTCACGACACTTAAACCACAGTTCATCACGCAACCGCATATATCGGTCACTCATACTGCTGCTCTCGGCAACATTAATCCCTCTAGCGGGCATATCTAATTCAACCAAGCGGTCAACAACCCCTGCACCTAAACCGATGGAGTCGATTAATATTTCACTTGGGCGATCCTTGTAGGGTACGCTGTCATATTCTGCCATGATCAGACCAACAGTTTCCATTAAGTCTTTACCACCCCAATGTCTAATCGGCTCAGTAATAATATTACCCTTGCGTTTGCACAATGCACACCTGTCTGCTCCCATACGAGCAATATCAATACCCCAAACAGGCATCACATTTGTTGGCTCAACGTCACGACCTATAGCAGACTCTACTAATGTTCTTCCCATAATCGCATTATCGTCAATCGTGGGTGGGAGTCCTAAAACCCTCACACGATATACGTTAGAATCTTCACCATATTGCCTTTTCATTTCTTCAAGGTATTGTGGATCGACTGTGTCAGCATCGGCACATGATACTGTCATTGTTTTCCATGATTCCGAATTTCTGTTAAATGCATCATAAAAAAACCCTGATGCTCTGTTAGGGTTGCCAACCATAATCGTTTTTGCGTTATGTGTAGACATCGCACCTTGTGCGACTTCAAATATAATATCAGGAACACCTGATGCCTCATCGATAATGAATAACATATTGGGGGAATGGAAACCCTGTAGTGCTTCAGGATTTTCACGTCTACTCGTACGTGCCACACAAAAACTATCAGGCGAACTTTTTAAGGTAATCTTATCGGTGCGAAATTCAAATTCATTTTGGAATCCTTTTGGCATCATCTTGTGCCATTTTTGAATTTCCGACCATAGTATCTGTTCTAACTGACTTGCCGAGTTTGCGGTACAGGCAATCTTACATGGAGCATGAGTTGTTAAAAACCACAAGATCGTCCAAGAAAGAAAAGTTGTCTTGCCCACAGCGTGACCTGATCGAACAGATAGACGATTATTGTTTGCTATATTCTGTAATGCCTCTAGCTGCCACTTTTGTGGCTCTGCCTGTAAACACGTTCGAACGAATAGTACAGGATCATTACGCAGAGCAATAAGTGTATCAGCTGCATCTCTGATTACTTTTGACATAAAATTTTTTTTTTGAAAGTGGTCGTAGCCCAAACTTGCGGTTAAAAAGCTACGACCATAACTATGAATACTAATAAAAAAACCCCACGTCAATGAGTTTAGACGTGAGGTGTATAAGGAGATATCAGAACATAATAATACTATGTTATCATCATATATACTTTATACTGTCAAACAATGCAAACGAATAATTAAACATATATGATTTTTTTCACAATTTTTTTATGAGGGGGGTATTACAATGACACTACCCCCCGCCCCTTTTTGCCAGGAGGGGTATACTATTTTTTTTGGTATTTTTGCAGCATAATTTGTAGAAAAGCTATATCCACCCTTAGTTTCGGAAACTATTTCGGCAACCTATATTCTAAATGGCAGAAAACCAATACTTACAGCACCTATGCACACGTCTACTAAACGTCCACATCGTTATCCACAACCTCAATGTCTACAATCTCACCTTGTTCGATCAAGCGATCCTGTACCTCTTTCAAGGCATTAGCAAAGTTATTCTCAACTGTGATACTTAGATCTGCTGCGACACCTGGTAGGAATTTACCTAACAAATTCAATGTCTTAGATGGTGTTTTGCTTTCAATCATTTCATCAGCTAACAGCATAAACAGCGGTCTGCCACGTCTATCGCATTCATCCATCGCTGCTTTTATACTATTTCTAACTAAAATTACTGACGAGAAACTCGGTGCAGTACCTTTTGGTCGACCTCTTGGTCTTTTGACCTGACCCTCTTCTTTATTTTTTAAATCATTAACCATTTGTAAGTAAATATCAAATAATGTTTAAAAATGCAATTTAAAACTTTACTTACGAATAATTAATCTATCTAATAAACATAAGTTTTACTTTACTAATTATATAATAAACAAACTTGCGAGGTATAAAAATGAGATTATATAGTAACAACGACTACCAAATATATTACGAATCTGATCCACAGGTTATGATTTGTTATAAAGAAAATACATTTCATGGACTGTTGCCTTATAATAAACATATAAGAACTATCTACCAATTACAAGATGATGCTCGTGATTGGTTTGAACAATGGATCAGACCTAAACACAAGTAAACTTGAAATTTTAAACATCAATAAAATTGAGGTGACTTTTTAGTTGCCTCTTTTTTTTGTTTCTTTTGGATAAACAATCTCTACACCTAATTTCTTTTGCTCATCACTTCTTGGTCTATTTATAAGCATACCTATTGTGTTTTTGTGATGTCCGTCTTTCGTTGTGTAATCTGATTTGCGGTAACTTCTAGCCTTAACATCATAAGATTTATACTCACCTGTCTTGCGATTAAGTGTCACAATATCAACTAACCCAAGCCCAAGTAAAGGTGTAAAGACTAATAGATCAGGATTTTGTGCCATTTCTAATTGCACTTTTAACTCAGCAGTTATTCCTTTTATTATTTGCTTATCTCTTTTACCCATTATGAAATACCAAAATACTCACTCAATTTATCTAATGCTTTTCTTAACTGCTGCATAGACATTCTTCGACCATTATGTATTTGTTGGTCTAATGATGTTGCACTACAACCATCTATAACGATCCATTGAACAACACGAAACATTTCACCAGGCAGCAACTTCATCGCTTTCATGTAGTCAGAAAAACCAACAATTGAGTCATCATTACTTGTACCCCCACCATCAACACGTACGTCATATTTCATACCTGCTGTACGACTACCTTTTGTATAAATACTGTGCAAATATTGTGCTGTATTGTATTGACGTGGTGTAATTAAGTTTCTTTGATAATATCTATCAATTAAATTCTGTGTCAGCACTCTACGTCTTACTTGTGAACCTGCTGTTAAACCAATAGCCTCATCACGATAGCTATGGTCTTTTACACCCTGCTCTGTGCCTAAGTCAGATTTGATGGTAAATTTCTTAGGAGTCTGATGGTTTGCCATTTAATATCTCGCTAAAATCAATATCTCTAACTGTTTTTTGTTTTTTGATTGTCTTTGTATCTTCGTGACTCTTCATAGCACCTGCTAATGCTGTATAATTTATGATGTCAATAATGCTATCTTCATCGTAAGGGTTTAAATCTAATCGTGCTAATTTCAACTCAATCATAATTCTTGCAGTTTGATATGGTGTTATTTTTTCACCAATCGTATATCCAAATCGTGCTGCCATCCTCTCGAATAACTCGAAACAATCACCATACTGTTTACCTCGTTGTTCAAGAATCATCTCTGCTTGTATTAGAAAAGTCTTAGGGTTTTTA